GCCTATGACACCAAGAAAGATTTTACTTTGGAGCAGTACGAAAGGGAGAAGGCAAAGATACTTGGCAGTAGGTTGGAAAGAATTTTCCAGAAACTTCTTGATGCTGGGTTGATCTCTAAAACAAGATACAACAGGGTCGCCAAGCGAGAGAAAAGGATAGTCAGTCATCGGTTGAAGCGCGCCAGACTTTATAAAGAGTTCCAAGAAGATAAGGACTTTCTGAGCATTGGGAGTTTGCAAGATGTAGACGGTAATTGGAAATCTCTTAGTGAAGTTAAAGACCAATTGTTTGAGGTGGGTGTTGCTTTAAATGTTCCTATCAAAGGAATAAAATTTAAAAAGGGAATGCTTCGTGTGTCTCCTAGCATTGGTTACAGGGCGTTAAAAGCGAGACATGATGAGCTTGCAGAGATAATAGACGAGAGGCCAACCCCACCCACTCAGGTCGTTGAAGAAGAGACGCGACCAATTATGGATTTAAAAAAGCCTTGGAGGTTTTTCCAGACTGAGGATAGACCAAAGGTTGGAGCCAGACTAAATAAGATTGGTGGTTACATGATGGGGGTGAGCAGGTTTGATGATGTCTCTCCTGTCGCTCGATGGAAGAATGAGTTCGGTACAATCATAGACAAGATTGAATTCACTAGGGATGACCAGACATTTACACTGTACGAGGCGCTTGACCCATACTTCCCCAACAACTATACCCGATATAATTCCTTAGAGGAGGCGAAGAGAGCCTTTGACTCCCGTTATTATAAAGCTAAGGCACAGTACGCCGCAGGTGATAAGGTTGTTCCTGATCAGTATGAGGGGAGAGTTAGGTATACAAAAGGAGTCAAGCAGAAAGGCAGGGCAACAGGCCCGAGCCCTCGGCAAGGTGTCACCACTGCCGGAGTGATGTCAGAAGTTGAAGCAGAAAAATTAGAAAGGGGAGATGAGTTTGCTGGCGCAGTTCCTTCTGATGTGCCGGGGTATAGACGCCCAGAGGAAAAGAAAGCCCGCGAGACTAAAGTTGTTACATCGACGAGCTGGCAACAAGGCTACATTGATCAATACTGGCCTTCGGCGAGACGCCTACTTGAGAGGATTCATAAAGTTCCACGATCATTCGTTGATCAAAGAGGAGTTCTCTGGATGAAGGTAGGCCGAGAGGGTAAGGGGCCTGACTTTAGGCGTAGATTTACAGGCTGGGTTCCGGACATTAGACCTAGAGCCAGTGATGAAATATTGAAGTCTTTGGTTCTTGAGGGTGAGTACACTGAAGGGGCGATGCCTCACCTAATCCTAGCCAAGGACAATCTTGGCGGCTCTACCCGCGAGGAAGTAATGGAGCGTGTGCAGGAGGCCTTCGGTAGGCAGGTTCTTAACATAGTCAGAGTCGTGCAGTCTCAGGATCAACTGCCCATCAATCTCCGAGTGGAGGATGGGGTCAGAGGTATCACAAGTCGAAGCCAGATTTGGCTCGTTGCTGACAACCTTCCTGACAACAGGATAGTTCCTGTGGTTCTACATGAAATGGGATCACATGGGTTACAGGCTATCATGGGTAAGAAGTTTTACCAGAAGCTCATGGCTCAGGTTGCTCACCTTGCAGAGACAGATCCTTACATCGCAGATATATATAAAACCCTTAAAGAAGGGAAGATGAAGGGAGAGCGAGAGGCTCTCATCATAGAAGAGACGATGGCTTACGTGGTAGAGAATGAAGCCATGCGTAACAATGCATTCTGGAGATCCCTGATAGATGCCATCCTCTATGGTCTAGCCAGACTAAAGATGGTGCTTAATCCTAAGTGGATTGGCGCGGGCGATCTACTCGTGCTTGCTAAAGCCTCTGCCAAGGCTCATGCTGCCGCAGCCAAGAACAAGGAGGCTGTGTTCGTAGCCAACTTTCTGAATGCGCCACTCTATTCGTTCTCTGACATCTTCAACTGGAAGGTGGATGAGAATGACTATGCCTCTGGCATCGTAACTGAACTAGGTGAAACTCTAGAGCCTCATCAGACTCAAGGCTTCTGGCAGGACTGGATGTTGAAAGACCTACCACTTCCTCAGCGTTGGTGGGAGAACTTTCTAGTCATCCGTCAGGTGGGGTCCAAACCTGATGAGCCACCTGTTCCCGGTATCAGAGTTAGAAAACTGGGAGGGCTGAGATTCCAGATGTGGCCCGGTGAGAATATAGTTAAATGGATCAGCAACTATTTTATTGTAATCCAGAGGATGGAGAAGTCAATAGAACAGCGTGGCGGAAAGATAGACGAAAGCATGATGCCCTCCCTGTTCCACGGCGGCTACAAGAATAGAGTCAACTTCCTGCGTCGCCAGTTTCACAAGGCTGACGTACACGAACTGCGTGAGTTCATGCGTGAACATAAAATAAGTGGGACAGATCTACACACTTACCTCTACGCTACTCATGCTCCCTTTCGTAATCTAGTATTTAAGGCCAAGGCCAAAGCGAGGAAGGTAGAGCATGCGTCTGGTATAAGTAACGAAGCCGCCGCTCTAATGATTAAGGCGCTCCAAGAAAACTTGACCAAAGAAGAGTATACCAATCTAACCAAGGCCGCTAACATCGTTTATAAAATCAATCAGAGGAGGCAGGAGTATCTATTGCAGGAAGGACTGATTGATGAGGAAACTTTAGAGACTTGGAATAAGAACGAAAACTTCAAGAGAACTTACGTTCCATTGCGTGGCATTACTGACGTGGTGAATAATGACTTCTTTGAAGAGCCCCTTGCTCCGGGCAAGTTAGGCATCAGGGGTTATGAATCTAAGGCAGTTGGAGGAAGAACCAGTCCAGCAGAGAACACATGGGCGTGGTCTATCATGCAGATGGATCATGCATTTGATCGGGCAGAGAAGAACAAAGTGGTTAAGTCTTTTGCCAGACTGATCTTGAACAATGAAGATGACTTCAAGAATGACATGATTGTTGTCAGTCGTGAGCAATTCAAGAAGGGTGTTGACCCCGCAACTGGTGGGCTATTCTTAACTGGTGAGGACATACGTGGGCTTCATCCAGAGAATGCGTCAGACCCAGCGCATAACATAGGCTTCAAAGATAATGGTAAGGAGTGGGTTATTGTAGTGCGGGACAAGAGGATAGGTGAGGCTTTTAACCGAACCAACATGAGTGACTCTGGTGTCATCATGCAGTGGTTCTCTAATGTCAACCGATTCTTCAGCGCCATCCACACCTCCCTCAGTCCTGAGTTTGTTCTCGTTAACTTTGTTCGAGACTTTCAGACCGCAATGATCAACTTGCAGAGTGACAAGCAGACCATCGCTCAGTTGAAAGACGTGGAAGGATTGTCCAAGCAGGTGATGAAGGACGTAAAGAATGCAGCCATAGGTTTGAAAGAGTTCATCCGTGAGAACAAAACGGATACTGAATGGTCTGATCTGGCTAGAGAATTCTCAGCAGAGGGTGGACGAATTGACTTCTTTGGATTCAGAGATGCCCGTGACTTTGAGAAAAATCTTAATGATTACATCAAGGATACCACAGCGGCAGGAGCTCGACGTTGGAAGAACCGGATGCTTGAGTTCGTTGGTGAATACAACGCAGTCTTTGAGAATACCATGCGCCTCTCCACCTACAAGAATGTGCGTGATGCTTTTATATCTAATGGCATGGCAGAGGCTGACGCCAAGAGACGTGCCGCTGACGTAGCCAGAAACCTGACGGTAAACTTCTCCCAGAAGGGAGAGAAGACGCAAGCACTCAACTCCCTCTACCTATTCTTTAATGCATCGGTTCAGGGTACTGTGCGTATGTTTCAGGCGATGCTCAAGAGACCCCCGGGTCAGCGTGGTATGACTCGTGTGCAGAAGATCATGAGTAGCATTGCTCTGTTCGGCTTTGCTCAGGGAATCATCAACTCCCTACTAGCAGGTGATGACGAGGATGGAATCAATCGCTACCGCCAAGTAGATCTCAAGACCAGAGAGAGACAGGCTCACATTTACCTTCCGGGGTTTGATGTGTTCATTAAGATCCCTCTCCCCTACGGATACAATATACCCTACGCTATCGGAGACTCCTTGGCCGCTCTAATGATGGGTCACACCACAGGACCAAAGGCGGCATCACATCTGTTCTCCACCACGGTGGATTCATTCCTTCCATTCTCGTGGGGAGGCAGTGACAATCTGCTCATCAGTTCTACCAAGACCATCTCGCCAACACTCTTTGATCCACTCATAGACTTGGCAGTGAACGAGAGTTACTTCGGTCAACCTATTTATAAGGAAGCCCCCTACGGCTCCGCAGATCCCCCCTCAGAGCGATACTGGTCTTCGACAGCCGCGCCATTCAAATCTGTTTCTCGTTTCATCAACGCGATTACAGGGGGCTCTCAGGTCAAAGCTGGGTGGGCAAGTATCCCGCCGGATATATTTGAGCACATCTGGGAGACTACAGTGGGTAGTGCCGGTAGATTTGTGACTAAGACCACCAACCTAGCGTGGTCGATTGGTCCGATGCCCGGACGCATCACTCACCCGGAGAGCAGGGATATTATCTGGAGTAAGGTTCCCTTTGCCCGACGGTTCTTCCATGATCCTACGGCCTCCAAGAACAGATTCGCCTACGACAAGTACTCCTACTACGAGCAATCCATAAGGTCAGCAACGAGTCTTAACACCGGTATCAAGGAAGTCTATGGTGTGGGGAAGATGTATAAGAATTTTCAAAAGAGCGACGACTATAAACTCTTTCGACTCAATGAATACAGGAAGGACATCGCGGGAAGGATCACCAAACTTCAGAAGGATCGAGCCCAGATCAGGCGCAATCGTATCATGCGTGACGACATCAAAGAAGATAGGATTAATAATATTAATCAGAAGATGCAGGATCTAAGGCTCAGGCTGGTCAATAAGGTTGATGCAGTCCTAGAGTAATGAAGAATCCTAAGCTGGTTGTGGTTGAGTGGAGAGATATTCTTGGCACCTCCGGATGGGAGAAGCCATCGGAAGTAGATCCCCCTACCTTCTGGACGGTGGGCTACCTAATTACCAAGAACAAAAATACCATTAAGATAGCCGCGACTAAAGATGAGAAGGGCGAGTGGAGTACAATCACTGCCTTCCCATCTGGGTGTGTTACAAAGATTAACTATAGTCCCTCATAATCCTACGGAGGGTGACTGTCTTGACCCCATCGTAATAACCCTCACCATCCAGTTCCTCTAGCATTACAATACCTCTCCACCACTGGTGCTCGGTGTCTCGACACCAACTCTCTGAGTACTCAGGGTGAGAGAAGCAACCCGCAGACAACCCAAAGATTTTCTGTCCATCAGGACGTGTGTGTTCTGCGTGGTTGTACAGATGTGAATGACCTTGAACGGCGGAGCAGTGAAGTTTAGAAACCAGTGTATGTCCTATGTGGAGACTAGAGATAGGTCGTCCAGAGATACCCGCAGTGAAGTAGTGCGAGAAGGTAATTCCCTCTATCGTCACGCACTGCTTGAAGGGGACAATTTCCCACCCAAACCCCTCGTACTGTAGATCTTCGATGCCTATTGTTCCATCTAACTCCGCTTGAGAGTTGATGGCTCTAGTAATTCTATCCTCATGATTACCTATACACATTACTAAGCGTGGCCTATACTGCTTCTTGCCGTTCCTTCTTTTTCTAGCGTTGTGTATAGTCATCGCCTCGAACAGAAGTTCTTGCGCGTTGATCGTCGCCGCTACATCCTTCTTGTATCTCCTTCCCTCAAATCCTTTAGTCCCCCTGTCGTAAGAAGACAGAGACGGCAGGTCGGCTAAATCCCCCAAGCACACTACACACTCGGGTTGCTCCTCCATGAGCAGCCGACCCGCCGCTCTGAATCTTTCGTTGTTGTAATCAGGGTGGGCGTGAGGATCAGGAATGATCATCAGTTTCATATTAGTGTTCTCCACATCCCTCTGTATCACAGTTGGGATAATTAGCACAGGCAAGATGCATGACATCACTACTTTCTGAGAGAGCCTGTTTGTGATAGTAGTCATCCCCAAACTCTTTATAAAATTTGGCATCATATCTGGGTTCAAGGGTGGTGTAACTACAGTAAGAGTTTCGGCAGTGGTAGTATTGTCTTAGCCCACCATCTCTTTTAGAGAATTTTCCGCGAGTCTGTAACATCTTACCGTGCCTAAATCTGCAATACGGGTTACTCATAAGATATCACACTTGTCCCCGGAACATGCGAGTTCCTGACTTCCGATTGTGTTGTCTTCGTGTTCCTCGATTGCATCCCAGTCGATTCTTGAGATTTTTTTAAACGAGGAGAAGGTTTCTTTAGTAATCTCCTCATAAGGAGCGACCTCATACGAGTGGCTATCATCTGCCCTCGGTAGAAAACTGACACCGCTCAGTATGTCGAAGTTCGAGTAGCACCACGCACCAACCTCCATCCATTCGTCTTCACCTACATAGATTGTAACACTAGGCTTGTGCTCGCACCAGTGTAACGCAAACCTCTTCCAGATCTCAAGGTGCTCTATCGCAGTCACATCATTCCTAGTTCGTGACTTGGCGGGAGACCCCATAGGGAAAGAGAAAACTATAGCCTCTTTATTGTATGGGTCGTCCTCGTATGGAACCCCGGCATCAATGATGGCCTGATTCAATGGATCTTTTTTGTCTTGCCTGATCCTTCTGATGTACCACTTCGAGTACGAAGGATGCAAGCCCGACCCACCTACGGCAGTGAGTTGGGAGACAGTACCTGACGGCTTGATGCAAGTGATGGCGGCAGATGGGTTGATGTCCAGTTGTTTAGCCCACTTCTCATTGGTCTTGATTGCTATGTCTCTCCACTTCTGCAACTGTTCGGGAGATGCATTCAGAACGATTGGGCAATCGAATACTCCAGTCATGCTCACACCGAGGAGTCTTTCCTCCTCTGCATTCTTCTTCCAGATGGGTCTAACGTATCTGAAATCAGTCAGCATGGATTGAATGGTTCCTAGGATAGTGGCGTATTCTACCTTCTTTTCCACATCTTCGTGTCTGTCAGAGGGTCTGAGGATGCATTCTGTGAGGTTGCACACACCAGATGACCGCAGAACGATCTCAGAACAGGGGTTACAGCCGAACTCATAGTCCTTTTCCCTCCTCTCTGGCATCAATTTCTTAGTGGCTTCTCGATTGAAGACGCCCCTCTCACCACTGCGTGATTCATAAAGCGCAGTCCACTCCCTCATGTATACCCCCATGTCTGGCTTCTCTGTGTAACACACACTGTTGTTAGCCAAAGCACGTTGGGGGTTTTCAACCCACCACTGTCCTGACTTGGCATGCCTCATGCGTTCATCAGTTAAATTACTTAAACTAATTTCGGCGGCTCTACGAACTCCGCCCACCACCACGCTCTCGCCGTTCCAACACATCAGGTCGTGGCACTCAATGCTCGTGAGGCGGCGGCTGGTCGCGGATTTAAAAGTGGCGATATAGTGGCTAAATAATCTTTCCAGTGGATCTGGGCCAGATGCCCTTCCGCCAAAGGTCTTGAGTCTTGCTCCTGCAGGACGAATCCTACTGTAATCTACTTTGGGTATCATCCCTTGGTATAGGAGGCTAACCAATTCTCTCAGAGCCTTAGCCCACCCTATCTTGCTATCGCTCACGATGATGGTGGTATCGGATTCATGGAAGTCATCGGCCACTTCTGGCAATCGGTTAACGAACTGACGTTCCACACTAAACCCTACACCAGTACCACAGAGCAAGACATAGAGGGACTCATCAAAGGCTCGGATATGATCAACTGCCAGATAGGCGCAGTTATATCCTGCCATATTATCTCTGGACAATGCTCCGCTTCCTGTCTCTGGGTCTGCCGTCATTAAGGCTCGCATGGAAGGCATTACCTCCATATCCATGATGGCCTCACGGAGATAGTTTGGGAAGTTCCCACTAACGTCACTCATGTAGTCGCAGTAACGGCTCACAGTTTCTTCCCACGTTTCCCTGCGTCCTTCAGAGTCCAGATACCTAGCGTACCGGCTCTTGTGGATTAACTTCTGATATTCTGAAATCATCCTTCTCTCCCAATTAGTTTCTCTTTCTGGGCTACTACTATTCGATGCTTTGCGTGTTTCACGTTTTTGAATTTCTCTCTGAGCCGTTGCTCATTAGACCATATGACAAATTCATCTAAGGTCATAGCGGTGTGGTTCTGGAACCAATCTTCCCAAGGGATTGCGCCTTTGGGGGTCAACTCATGGCGCATAGGCCAGATGTGCCTCGCTAGATGATATATGCGAAAGACCTGTTCCTCATCCTCTTGCCACGAAAGATTGGGGGGCCGAAGCCCCCCTCCCTCTCCCTTAGAATGGTAGCGAGTCATCCTCGCTTGTTGAAGAAACTGAAGAACTGTTTTTCTTGGCTCCCATCTGCATTGAGTATGCAACGATACTTGTGGAATGCTTTTCCACTCCTTCCCGGTCAGTGTACTTACTGTAAGTGATCCTTCCCTCCACGTACAGTTCCTGACCTTTCTTCACATACTCGTTAACTGTGTCAGCGAGTTTACCAAAGAACGTAACCTTATGCCAGTCGGTTTTCTCTTTGTCGCCGTAACCGGAGTTAGTGGCAAGGGACAGATTGGCCACTGTATCCCCTTTGCCTGTTTCATTGATGATGGGATCTGCCCCAACGCGCCCTACTAATATTGCCTTATTCACATTCATCTTACATGACTCTCCTATCGTGCCATTCTGGGTTGTACTTCTTTACCAACTTCCAAAGGGAGAGAGCATGATTGAACATAGACTGAAATCTATTCACGTCTTCATGCTCCCATACGAGAACGCGGGGAGAACCCACGTCTATAAATACATTGAGCAACCTGCGGCCACCCCCTAACCCTTGGGCATAGGCGGCAAGTTGGGTTCCATAGTCATCATACACCATTTTCTTTACGTTCGGTTGATCTGGAAACTCTTTGGTCTTGAAGTCTACCACCCATTCATCGTTGTGTAAATCAACCTTACCACCGTAACCGGAATGATGGGCAAATGCTTTTTCGGATACCCACGCCCCACCTTCACTGCTACACACTTCTTTGAGTTTGAGATCCACCGTCTCGCATAATTGTTGATAAGCAACAGGAACGTCGACACTACTGTAGTACTTCTCCAGTTGATCGTGGATCATAGTGCCTCGCCCCATGACGTCCTGTTGCTTTTTGTTAAATCTATCCCGCGCTAACTTTTCAAATTCTGGGAACCCTCCGCCAGCACCAAGATTTTCAGCGGAATGGGTTTCAGTCCACAGGGCACCCATTAGTTCCGTCTGAATCCATTTTGTTAGCATGGGTCGGGCTACCACATCATTCCAGATAGTGGAGACAGAAGGCACCCAACCATGCTTTCGTGCATCTCTCAGCGTGGATGGGCGCATCCCATTCTTTCCCTCTACCTCGTAACAGGGATTGCCTTCTTTGTCATACCAGTGGCTCATGAGTCTTGCCTAAATTCTTCTGACTCGTCCTCAGAGTAGACGCCATATTTGTATGCACCACACAGTTTAAGGACGGCTCTTGCCTTGGCTCTCTTCTCTGCCATTTCCACGAGATAGGTGTGGGAGACATTCCCATTTGGGTATGCTCCTTTGATGGCGCTACCGTAACTCTGGACAGAATCTCTCTGGCCTACGGCAACTGCCTTGATAACGGCGAAATCTTTCTCGATCACTTCGCTCTCGAAGGTAACGCGGATATTGAGGTTGTTCTGGATCTTCTCAACTCCGGACAATTTGATGATTGCCCACTTGCCTTCCTTGTTAAAGATGTCCTCTTCCACAACGAGTCCATGATCCTTGACCAGTTGGTTTAGGAAATCTCTTTTGGTTAGTGGTGGGTTTTCTCCGGCAAGTTTTTTCATACGCGCCTCATGCTTTTTTGTTAACGATTTCAATTGAATGGCATCTACTTCTGCTTCATCTGCTTTCTGCCATTCCTCTTCCTGACGTTGCTTTTCGTTTTGTTCCTGTTGCTCCCATCCTGCGTTAAGCGGAGCCCTTATACCATCAGGACCACGAAGGTCTTCACTAAATTCCACCGTTGCTTCTATTGCTTCTGCTGAATGTCCGTTAGCCATTAGTCGAATAACTCCTCTTTCAGACCGATAAAATCACCGCGCAAGGATTCAATTAGTTCGCCCTGCTCTTTAACGATCCAAATTAATTTTGTTAAAGTTTCATCTAGCGTAAACAATCCTTTCGCATCTTCTTGAGGGAAGGGAATTCCATCTTCGCTAAACCCCAGCACATCTTTAGGTATTAAGTCGTCTATCTTACCCATGTGTCACCTCGTGGGCTGCTTTTATAACTTTAATGGCTACTGCAAGATCCCCAGCGCACGAATTTAGTAATGCAACGGCGCAGGTGCCCATGTCATCCCATCCATCGCAAATCTCACCTTTATCCATACTGGCGGCATACATTAAAGTATGTTGCCCCTTTTCTTTATCAAAGATGTCTTTTGGAACCTCTTCCCTAGTAAAACCGTTTGTCTTATCCATGTGTCACCTCCGGGACGTCTGCCCCTAATTCTATACCAAGTTGAACTGCCCTTTCAATCAGTTCAGACATTTCACTTACGTTCATGTCCGAGGTCGATCGAAGCCTACTTCGTTTCTCGCCCTTTAGATTAAGATAATCCTCCGCGCCAAAAACAGATTCTATGATGATTTCCTTGATCTCTCCCTTGCTGTGCCCTGTCTGGTCTGCTATTGTACCGCACCATGCGTGGAACATGTCATTCTGCTCCAGTGAGCGGTTCTTGTTATAGGGACGCATAATGACCTCAAGCGGTTGCTCATTATCAATCGACTGATCTTTAATGTAACCAGAGCAGAAGTCTCTGATGCGCTTATCGCGCAGTATCCATCGCTTCATCATCAGTTTACATTCGACCTCTTTACCATGTCGATTGAATCTACTGTGGTTTCAAATCCCTGATCAGTGTCGCCTACTTTAAATGCGGCTCCATCCACC